AGTAAGACAAAGAGAAACAGTAAAAACTATTATTAAAACATTAAAACCAAAACAAAATGGAAAAAGAAACTAAACAAGAAACACTAAGAAGATTATTTGTTCAAAATAATTTAACAAAAGAAGATGTTTTCAAACATAAATTCTACACAATTATCACAAGAAGTGGTATAGATAAAATTCAGGCTGCCAATAATATTGATATTTCTTTTGATTTGATTTATAACTCAGAAGACACTAAATGTGTTATTATAAAAGCAACAGCTAAGATGGGAGATAGAATGATTGAAACCTACGGAGAAGCTGCTCCTATGAATAATCAAAACGCATACCCAGTTGCTATGGCCGAGAAGAGAGCTATGAGTAGAAGCTGTTTAAAATTAGCTGGTTTCTATGAGCAAGGGGGTGTGTTTGGAGAAGATGAAGCAGATGACTTCAAGAGAGCCTGATTGGATAGATGATTTTCTTGATGACCAATGTTCTCTTGTGCAAATGGGAATAATTGAACAACTACTCATCACATCATCAGTATCAAACGAATATAATAATATTAACTTAAACGACTTAACTTATGGAGAAGCAGAAGAGGCCATTAAAAACCTCAGAGAGAACGATAACCCCAGAGATACTAGGGAGCAATTTTACAGAGCATTTGGAAAATACGGAAGACATACAGGAGATTAGAGGTATATTAAAATTTATGCGTAATAATTTTATTGAATCAAAAGAAGTGGAGTATATTCCATTAGAAGATTATTTGAATTTTTACACGCAAATCCCTGAATCTCTTTGGTCTTTAAAACCAGTTTTTTATTTCAAGGACGGTAGGTGGGATGCCTTGGGTTTAATTGGGGAAAAAGTACATCAATTTAATATATATTCCAAAACCCTTGAATTGTACTTTAAGGATTGTGTGGGCATTAGAATAACATACGCTATAGATGGACATGATGAGTTGTATGCAGATGTTACTAAGTCTAAAGATAGATTTATAAAATACTTAGAATTTATTAACGCTAACACAGAGCCTGTACAATTAAAAAGGGCATTTGTAAAAGCACAACAAATTATTCATGGAAGATATTATTAAAAATAAATTAACGGTAAAGGAGAGCACTCTAATTCAAATAATTGAAGGTGCTTGTAATTTAACCCTACAAGAAATAAAGAGTTCGTCAAGAAGACCTCATCTTGTTATAGCTAGAAGTATATTAGGTTATTTATTAAGGACGGAAACAGGATGTACTTATTATAGAGCAGGTGAAATTATCGGAAGAGACCATGCCTCAGTAATTAAATATGTCAGGGATTTTAAAGATAATGTTTTATATTATAAAAAATATAAAGAAACCTATGGTATGATTACAGACTATAGAGAAGAACAATATTCAGACATTAGTTTACAAATGATGAATATGCAGATATTTCAAATTGAGAGACAATTAGAAATTTTAAAACAAAATCAGTCAGTATTAATTAAAAATCAGTAAAAAATGGAAACAGAAAAAAAGTATGTAAATGGTATTGTTATCAAAGAAAAATCATTTGATAATGGTGGAACAGTAATGAAAGTAAGTGTAAAAGTTGAAGACTTTATCACTGAACTAAAAGCTGTAGAAGACAATGGTTGGGCAAATCTTCTTATCAATAGGAGAAAAGAAATGTCTGATAAAGGTATAACTCATTATGTTCAGGTTGATACCTGGAAACCAGACCCTAAGAAAAACTCAGGGAAGATGGTTGAGGTAGCTAGCAATAGTTCTGATGACTTACCATTCTAAAACAAATTAATAACGAGAGGGGGCAATAGTGCCTCCTCTTAATTAAAAAAAAACAAAATGAAATACAATCAGAAACAAAAAGTAATGAGACACTTAAATAATTATGGTTCTATTACACCATTAGATGCTTTTAGAGATTATGGTATAATGAGATTAGCAGCAGTTGTTTTTAATCTAAAGGAGGATGGTTATGATATAGATTCAGAAATGATAAGTAGTTCAAATAGATTTGGGGAAAAGGTTAACTTTAGTGAATATAAATTAAATAAAAATGGAGGAAGCTACAGTAACATTTAGAATTAAAATTAAGGAGGGGATGAAAGAATTATATCCTAATTACTTGTCAAATGAATTTAGGTATTATAAACTTAAAGAGATGTGTAACTACTACAACACCCCTGTCCCTGGAAGGGAGGATGAAAGCGAAGGATTCTTAGAAAGCCTTATAGCTTGTATGCAGACTCCAAATGAGGCAGGCTTCCTTTATAAGAATGGATATGAAATTAAATTAATTAAAATAAAATGATAACAATGGAAATAATAGAAAACTTAACGGCAATATTTATAATATTTAGCATAGGAACTTTTGTTGGTTCTTTATGGATGTTCTTTGCCATGAATAAGAGTATGAAGTCAATGCAAAGAGAACTTGATTCAAAGACACATTTAATAAATGAATTTAGGGCTAAAGAACCTTTTATATAAATGAAAAATAATAAAAGAAAATTTAAAGGTATTTGGATTCCTGCTGAGGTTTGGGAATCAGAAACACTTACATTACAGGAAAAAGTTTTTCTTGTTGAGATTGATTCGTTGAATAATGATAATGGATGTTATGCCAATAACAATTACTTTGCTAAGTTCTTTGGCTTATCAACAACAAGGGTTTCTTTAGTTATAGGCAACTTAATAAATAAAGGTTTTGTAACCTCAACTATCTTGCAATCAGAGGGTAACAAACGAATATTAAAGACCTCTTTAACTAAAGTTAATAACCCTATACCACAAAAGTTAAAACATAGTAATACAGTTAGTAATACAAGTAATAAAGAAAAGAATGAGCTTTTTGAAATATTCTGGGCAATATATGATAAACCAGTATCTAAGAAGCCTGCAAGAGATAAATTTATTAAACTATCTTTGGATGATTGTAATAAATGCGTTATGATAGCTCCCTTCTATGTTAAATCAACTCCTGATAAGAAGTTTAGGAAACATGCTTCTGCTTGGCTAAATCAAGAGTGTTGGAATGATGAGGTTTGTATTGTAAATGAAGGCATCACTACTGGTAATTTAAAAGGGATGATACTATGACTTTTCATGAGAATGGTATAAGTATAAGAAAGAACTCAGGTCAAGTTAAAACAAAATGCCCCAAATGTTCTTATGATAGGAAAAAGAAATCAGACCCATGCTTATCGGTGAATATAGATGAGGGGGTTTGGAATTGCCATAACTGTGGATGGGCAGGAACTTTAAAAAAAAATAATTATATGGAGAAATCAGTATTTGTAAAACCTAGAAAATTACCAAAAATATCTAAGTATAGTGATGGTATGATAAAATACTTTGCTAATAGAGGTATTTCTGAGAAGACATTAATAGACAATAAGGTAAGCGAGGGCTTGGAATATATGCCACAAGTTCAGTCTGAGAGAAATACAATACAATTTAATTACTATAAAGACTCGGAGCTTATTAATATTAAGTATAGGGATGCTGAGAAGAACTTTAAGCTCGTTAAAGATGCTGAGAGGATTCTATATGGCTTAGACGATATAAAAGACTGTGAGGAGATTATAATTGTTGAGGGCGAGGTGGATAAATTATCTTTTTATGAGTCAGGGTATAAGAATTGCGTATCAGTTCCAAATGGGGCTTCAAATTTAAAGTTAGAATATATAAAAGATTTACCTGATAATCTAAAAAAAGTTTATATAGCAACTGATAATGATGAGCCAGGCAGGAAGCTTGCTGAAGAATTATCAAGAAGAATAGGTAGGGATATTTGTTATCGTGTTGATTTCCAAGAGTGTAAGGATGCTAATGAGGCTCTTGAACTTGATTTATCATTATTTATTAAAAATGCAAAAGCTTATCCATTACAAGGGGTTTTAGGGGTAGATAGTTTTGATATTGATATTGATGATTTATATAAGAATGGACTACAGAGAGGAGATACTACTGGCCATGCAACATTTGATAATTTATTTTCATTTACAACATCTCAATTAACGGTGATAACTGGTGTGCCTACTCATGGTAAAAGTAATTGGCTTGAACACATGTGTATTAAATTGGCAGCTAATAGTGATTGGAAATTTGGGGTTTTTTCTCCTGAGCACTATCCCTTGCAGTTGCACTTCTCAGTTCTTGCAGAGAAGTTTATTGGGAAATCATTTAGAGATTTGAATAAATACGAAAGAATGTCAAGGGATGAACTTAATAAAGCTAAGAATTTTATATCAGAAAGTTTTAATTGGATTAGACCTGATGGAGATGTTTTTACTATTGATGCTATACTTGAGTCAGCAGCAGGGTTAATTAAAAGGCATGGGATAAAAGGGCTTATTATTGACCCTTATAATAAGATTAGTGCTCCATTTGGTTCTCAGAGTGAAACGCAGTATATAAATGAG